AGACCTTCTGAATCTTCTGAAGCAGGCGGTTGATTTCGAGCTGGATGCCAGCCAAGTCCTCGACAAGCCCCTGCCCCCAGAAGCCTCGGCGGCGGGTGTTCCAGCGAAGGAACACGAACGGGAAGTCAGGCTGCTTCCACGGCTCGTCGTGAAGCGTGTGCCCGTCGATGAAGATGATGTGCCGCCCGTCAGTAGCATCCGAGTTCGACGGCAGATGCCAAGCCTCAATGACCACGAGCTGGTCGGCGGTAGAGTCCTGCCCCCAACCCTCCTCGTTCTGAATCTCAGGGGCCGCTGAGATGGCGTCAGCAGACTCGGGGAACATCTTGAGCAGATGGTCACGGCTGATGTACTTCTTCTGAAACATCTGCCGGGGAGCACGGTACATACCCTCGGTAGCATCCACGAGAATCTCGCCGGGGTACACACGGTCCACGCCCGTCTGCTTCGTGTCCGCATCGGGGTAGAACTTCACGACGCCCGTACCGAAGCACAGCGCGTCAATGAAGGCGTCCTGCATCTTGGGCGGCACTTTGGCGAGGTAGAACTGCGAGTCTACGTAGCGCTCCAGGAGCTTCGCCTTACGCTTCAGAGAGTAGTTACCCGCAGAGGTCAGGAACGCAGCCTTAGGCTTCGTCTTGGCAATCTTGGAAGCGACGGTATCCACGACGCTCTTGCAGACGTTCAGCGTGACGCGCTCGGTAAAGATAGGGCCGAGGTCATTGCTGAACCGAGCACCGTACATGTTGCCGTACATGCTCAGAAACAGCTTGTAGGCCTCCTGCCGAGGCTGGTCGTTCTCGTTGATGAGAAGATACGCAGCCCATGCCTCTTCGTGGGGTTCCTCGCTCGTCCACCACTCCAGGTCTTGCTTGTCTTTCATTCGTCAGAACCCGCGTAATAAGTGGACTCGGAGAACGCCTTCCAAAGTGCAGCAGGGTCTTCCTTGTCGTCCTGCGGCTCCTCTTCGGGCGAGTGCAAGGTCACGGAACGCCTTGGTGCAAGGTTGCACTTGACAGCAAGACCCTCACCTGATACCTCTACCGCCGTTGCCCCGTTCTGAATGAGGAAAGCGACGATTTCGAGGATATCTTCCTTGACCTTGGGATCGTTTTGCTTCATGCCTACCCCTAGTGTTACCGGTAGCTATCTACAGGAGAGATAAATGGATCATACCACTCTGACGAATATCGTGAACGCTGCTCTGGTCTGGTACGAGGCTCAGAAGAGTACCCGTGCGGCGCAGGTTGACGCTGAGAACAGCCTGCGGACGGTCATTGAAAGCTACCGTCGTCATCGAAGCCCAGAGCAGCCTCGTCTTCAAGCGTAGTCTCCCACCAAGCTCCGCTCGCCCTCCGGTAAGCCTCCTCATCGGCCTGCTCCATGCGGTCTGCGGCAATCTTCTCCCATTCAGGGCTATGCTTGGACGGTGGGTTCTCCTCGTCCTCGTGTAGCCACTGACGGCAGTAGCGGTAGCCGTAGAGCCAGGCGTCGCACAGGTGGTTCTCAAAGCGCGGATCTTCTTTACGCGCTGCGTCAGCAGGCTTACCGGAGGCATCGGCTCGCCACTGTAGCAAGTTTGCCTCACCAATAAGCGCGAGATTCTCGTGCTCTACGATACTTAGAACGCCTGCATGGAGATCGCCGTTTAGGTGCTCTATGTAGGCGTTCTTCTTTGTCTTCTGGGCAGCTTGTACGGGGATTCCGTAGCGTTGCCGCATCTCTTCGACGTAGCCCTTACCGAGACCGCCAGCGTCAGCGACGATGGCCTCAAAGTCGTAGCGGCTGCGTAGACGCTCTACGTGGGCAGCAACGGCAGAGGGAATCAGGCCGGATTGCTTGTAGCTTTCGAGCACGACGACCTGTGCGCCGTCGGTACTGTAGGCTAGGACGACGAAAGCGGTAGAATCACCGAAGCCGAGGTCCATTCCGAGCACGTAGGACCAATCGTCAAGGTCAGGACGCTGCTTGATGAGGTTCATGGGCCTGATGCGGTAGATGAGGCCATCTTCGTCCCGCACCCACTTCCCCAGCCACTCCCTCATGTACGTCGGATTGTCGTCAGTCCAACGCCTGCGGCGCTTCTCGTCGTCAATCCAGGCTTGGAAGAAGCGTTCCCCGGTCTTTGGGTTGACAATGAACGGATTGTCGAACGCTGTCCAGTGGTGGACTGAGATTTCCTCCTGCACTCGACCTGTGGTCGCCTCGTAGAAGTACCCCGCGCAGGCTGCGTTAGGCGTTCCAGTGAGCGCAATCCAGCCTTGGTAGTCCATGGTGGCAGGCAGGATGATTTCGCGGATTACGTCCTCCAGGAAGGGTCCGAAAGCCTGCGCTTCGTCGATGACGACGCCCGGATACTTCGGTCCACGCAGACGTTCAAGCTCAGAAGCCTCAGCACCGCCGACGATGAAAATCTGACTGCCGTTCGGCAGTCGGCAGGTGAGGTCATTCTCGTTGAATTTGAGGTTCAGTTTGAGTCTGTGGTTCAGACGCTTCAAGACAGGCCACAGAATGCGCTTCCCCTGCTGCGTGGTGAGGGTAATGTAGGGCAGGAGCACGTCTTTCTGAGAAAGAGCCTCCTTTAGCAGCAGATGGGCGATGCCTTCGCTCTTTCCAGCACGTCGAGAGCACACCGCAGCCTTCAAGCGAGACGGATCTTCTACGAAATCCCGCTGCTGCTTGAACAGAAGCGAGTCGAAATCGACCTTATTCGCGCTTTCAGCGCGCCGGATGGTCTCAATCAGCGCTTTGCGCTGTTTCAGCCTGTCTTCAGCCATCAGAAGTTCTTACGAGGGCGTCCCGGACCACGCTTGTCGTCCAGTTTCGGAGGCTGTTGGGGGGTAGGAGCCACGACAACGGGCGCAGGAGCGACAATCGGAGCCTGTACGACCTTCGGTTCAAGCATGGCGTAGGCTACGTTGCTCCAAGGGACCAGAATCGTCACCCCATTAGCCGCCTTTGCCTCGATTCCATGCTCTTGCTCGGTGAACTCCAGACCCACTAGCATACGCTTCAGGCCTCGGTTGTCCTCAGAGGGGTCACGAACCCCATCAAACGTGTAAATTGCGGTAATCACAGCACAACCTCCTTGAACAGCAGGTAGGGATTGTAGATCCACTTCCGCTTCTTGAACTCGTAACCCATGGGATTGACGCGATGCGTCACAAAGACGTACTCAGGCTCCTCAGAGTCGAGGATAGCGTCCAGAATACGGGAGGCTAGGCGACTCTTTCTAAACTCGTTCTTGACGTAGGCGTAGTGGATGATGATGCCCTTCTCGCAGGACTCCCAGCAGAACCAGCCGAAGATGACCTCGGGCGCTGATGGGTCGGAGAGAACGGTCACTGCACAGCGTCGCAGCAGGTTGCTGACGAGCTTGTGGTGATGGTGGTAGTAAATCTGGTTGGGGATACCCTCCACCATGTCGCCGTCGCGGAAGGATTGCAGCCAGCTATGCAGGATGAACGGGGCATCCGAGGGCATAGCCGAGCGCAGTAGCAGCGACTCGGTGAAACTCTTGTCAAGATCGTCTAGGTTGGGCGAATCAATCACGGTATCCCTCCACGTCATCCTTCTGCTGTTTCTTGTAAATCTCGGCTTGCTGAGCCTTCACGAGCCGGATGATGTCACTGTAAGAGGCGGTGACTAGCTTTGCAATCGCGCGGATGCCATGCCCCTCAGAATGAATCTTCCAGGCCTTGTACTGCCAGGACTTCTTGCCGTACTTGCGAGCCAACTTGCGAAGCTGCTGCTCGGCTAGGCGGTAGTACTCGACTTTCGAGCCTCCCCATCGTGTCAGCATCTTCATCATGTCGGTCGTGTTCATGCCGTTCAGCATCGGCATCGGTTCCCCCGTTGACCGGACATGGAACTCGATGTCGTTGAAGCCCTCGGCCTTGAGCTTGTCATACCATTCCCAGCGTTGCTTTAGGAACTCTTTGCTCTGGAATACTCCACGCTTCATACAACCTCGGAGGTTACTATGCCCAAAGGCGAGCAGTTCGGATGGTTCACCCGATGCCCTGAGACTACGAGCCAATCTTCTTCACAGCGTCCTGAGCAAGAGCAGCAAGCTCCTCGTCGGACAGGTTGTGAAGCGAGTCAGCCTCGTTCTGCTTCCGCTCCTCGGCGGCCAGTGAGGCAAGCTGCCGCGAAAGGATCTCAAACTTCTTAGAAAGCTCCAGGGTCATCGGCGTGCCCTGCTGAATCTGAGCCTTGAGGTCACGCAGTTCCCAGGCGACGATGCAGTAGGCATCCTCCAGCATGGAACTGATGTGCGGCTTCTTCACGATACCCGCTGCTGGCGGGATGACCTTGTGGGTCACGTCTCGGTCCAGGTCGGCTGGTTTGAAGATCGGCGTCTTGACGAGGATGCTCATAGCCTTGGTGCGGTTAGGTTCAGGATGCCCGTTGCTGCCCCTAGGATGCCCCTAGAATCGTTCCTACCGTCTGAAACGACCTAGGACCGCCCTAGGGCCTCCTAGAGCCTTCTAGGGGCCTTCTAGGCTCAGCAATTGACCATACGTCAGTTTCTAGGGATTCTTGATGGTCGCTACGCTTGCACCTGAGATGCAGCGCCGAAGAGGCGTGGTAGAAGTTAGGGCAATCTACCGGGTGAAGCTCCGTGGGGTATCCCTCGGCTAACCAAAGCAGACCCCCTCCAGAAACTACCTGCCCCATGCAGGAAAGACTGGCCCCGGCTAAGAAACTAGCTTCTGGGGGTAGGGGGCGCATGGGTTCAGCAGCCGAAGGGTAACGGCGTGAGGCTGATGCTGGTAGCATCAGAAACTAGTATCACTAGTCTCTACAAGCACTAGTCTCTACTATCACTAGTCTCTAGTTACTAGTATATGTACTAGAGTATAACACTCTAGTCTCTGGTGATACTTGTTATAGTCACCAGAAGCTTGTTTCACTAGTCCGGCTGGGGCGGGTGCTACTCCCCCAGCTTGCATACTAGCGCAAGTTTCTGAGGGGGCAAAGTTTTGGGTGATTTTTTAGGCGAGTGGTGGCCCCACACTTCGTGTGGGGACTCGGGGCCTCACTGGGGTTTTGTGACCCCAGGGGTCTGTAGACCCCACTGTGAACCACTGTTCCTAGGAACCAGCGTTCACATGGGGCCTGCTGTACCCACTGTAACCATCTATTCCTAGGAATATCAGTTCACACTGTAGCCTTTAGTCCTCACTTGTGAACCTTTGTACCTAGGAACCAGCGTTTACAGCGGCATGTTGACGCCTGTTTCACGTGAAACATGGGGCCGAATGGCCCCATAATGGGGACTGTTAGCCTCAGAATCGACGGAAAAGGAGTGGGGATTGGAGACCAGGGTGGAGACTTTAGACCCCATGGGCCTAAGCCGTCACACCCTAGTCATCCCTCGCGAGCCTAGTGCATCCGTCCGTTCACGGTTCCAGGTTCGACGCCTGCAACAACGCTAGCGCTGCCCG